TGCAAATAATATGGCATATTTATTATCTTTTAAGGATTTATACGAATATCGTGATAAATATGATGAATTTATCCCTACTATTCAGCCATCAGAAATTTTAGCTGATTCACTTGAAAAGAATTGGACAACAGATGGTTTTTATAATGCAGTTGAAGTCACGTATGCAGATGGTATTGTTAAATATCAAAATGATGCATTAATACAACAATATGGTGAAAATGTCTTTTATTACGAATTTCCAGATGATGATGAAGAAACTGCAAAAGCAAAAGCAGATGCCTTATTATCTGCACACGTGCGTGATTACAGTCTTGATTTAAAACTTACATGTATGTATAATCCTAATATTACAATGGGGTCATGGGTAAAAGTTGCCAAAACTATTACCAATGTATCAGGATTTAACAAAGACGAAGAAAAGGCAAAAAACACAAAAAAAGATAATGATAAAGTGGGGCTTATTACAAAAAAAAGAAAAGGATTAACAATATCTGATATTACAGAATCTATTGTTGATACAGATTGGGGCACTAAAAAATATATTCAAAAAATTAAAGACGAAGAAGATGAAACATACGAAATAGAAATTGAAAAAAACGATTATGAAATATTCTTCGTAGAAGGTTATGTATTACGGTGGGACAAAAATCACGCACTAATTATGAACTTACACCTTAAATATGGACCAGATACACCAGAAGACCCTGTAAATGCTACCATCGGAACAGGCGAAATATCATCTAGTGGTTCAAGTGGAACATTTGGTAATGATTGTGTATCTGTTACAACTTGTCAATTATATGGTGACCACAGAATACCACATTCAGGAGCTGGTGGTATCGAATACGCAACACAAAATCCACCAGACCCAACCATGTATGCTCCAGCATGTGCACAAGGTAGTTCATACGAACAAGCTGTTAAAGGTAAATCTGGAGCAGAAGCATTTTATTGGGCAACTCAGCAATTTGTATATTGTTTATATGCTGATAATTGCTCAAAATATACATGTAACGCCCAAAGGTTTGACGCTCATGAATGCGGTTGGAATTGTGGAGATTCTAATTGCATGCTTAAAAGCGTGCTTGATTGCGTAGGTATCAAATCATGGGTATTCCATATTGATGGGCATTATCATTGTATGATTGAACAAAATGGACAAGTTCAATCTGCCGATTTATCAAGAAGAGTAGACCAATATTGTCATACAGTAGGTTGGCCAGCCGCACAACAAGGTAGCTGTGGTTGTCCATGCGCAGGTGGTTAAATGGGGTCAAATGATTTAACACGTATTAAACAATTTCTTAAACGATGTAAAGAGGATATCATTTTTTTTGCAGAACATATTTGTCGTGCAGAAGATGGTAGCTTTTATAAATTAGAAGAACACCAAAAAGCAATGGTATCATCAAAAGAACCACAAGTTATTTATTTCTGTGGTCGACGTTTAGGTAAATCGTTCATGTTGGCTATTGAAGCAATTCATAAAGCATTATTTTTTCCATATCAAAAGGTATTTGTGTTATCACCAACTGAATCACAAGCAAAAGAAATTGCTGATACAATTACAGGATTAATTGAGCGTAGTGAAGTTATCGAACGTGAAGTTAAAATTAATAATGTATTAGAGAAACGATTTACTAATGGAAGTAGAATATCTGTACGTACCGCAGGAGGACGTGGTAATGTATCCTCCATTATTGGGTCAGGTACACATCTATTAATTTTAGATGAGATACAGGACGTATCTGAAGATTTAATTTATAAAATTTTACCTGTTATGCGTGGTCAAAAAGGAGATTCTAAACTTATCATGGCAGGTACTCCTCGTGACCGTTCAGGATTTTTATTTGAGTCTTTAAATACCGCTCCAGCTATATGGGACGATGGTACATGGACATATTATGACGAAAGACCTGGAACGTTTACAGTATACAGAAAACAAACAGCATATTTAGATAATGAAGATAATATCATACGTTCTGGTACACCACGTATTACTATTGATGAATTAAAACAAGATTTACAAAATATGCCATTGATTCAATTTAAACAAGAATATTGTCTTGATTTTATGGCTTCTGTATCTGATGTTTACTCAGAAGATTTAAGAGAAAGAATTTTTTATACCCCAGATAGTACAAAATGGGGTACTAATAAGCCTGTGGTATTTGGATTAGATATTGGTAAAATGCGTAATGAAACTGTATTAACAATTGCCGAAGTTATCCATACACCAATAGAAGATAATTATAGCTATAAAACCTTAGATGTCAAATGGTATAAAGAATTTCCTTTAGGTACTGAATATGGTTATATCGAAGATTATATCGTTTATGAATTACCCAAATCTTTTCCTAATATCATACGTGGTGTTTTTGATGCAACTGGTGTTGGTGAAGCTGTTTATGAAGCAATTGAAAAAAAAGTTATCAAAGCAGGTAAACCATTTTTGACAGAGCCATATAAATTTTCTAAAGAAAAGAAAAAAGATTTAGTAGAAGGTGCGGTAGCATCATTAGAGCGTGGACAAGCTAAAGCGATATGGAATAAAAGATTAAATAAAGAAATGTCTGGTTATAAGAGAGAAATTACAGACGCACAAAATTATGTTTATCATAAAACATCAGGTTCTGATGATTATGTTGACTCATTTAATTTATGTTTATATAATATTACATTAGGTTTAGTGACTAAAGTACCAGCAGCAGCTAAACTTGTACCTAAGACACTCAAAAAACAATTTGGAGATAAAAAATGGACGAAAAGACTACACAAACGACCGAATCCCAAGAAAATGCTCAACAATCCAAGAAGAAGACTTTAAGTAAAAAAGATATTGTTGTAAGAAGAGCGCCATTACCGACTAAACAATATAGTTTTGCGGCAGATGTTAAAAAATTCAAAGAAACTGAATATTCACAAAATTTTGCTACATATAGTGATATATATGGTGCAGCTGATTTAGATTATGATTTAATTGACGGTTTGTATCATTCTACTATATTAAATCGTGTATTGCGTAAAATTGCTAGTGATGCCGTTCCAGAAATGTTTAAATTACAAGTTGTTGATTTAGAAGGTAATCGTATCCCAGAAATTGAACAAGAATGTTTTAGATACACTGCTAATTTAAAAAGAAAACATATCAAACAATTTTTCTTGAATACCTTAAAATATGGTACAGGTTTTTTATATATCGGTAATAAAGAAGAAGACCAATTAACGAATTTATTTTTATTACATCCTAAGGATTTAAAACCAGTTATTAATGAAGCTGATGGTGAAATCGAAGAATGGACTTATACTACACGTGATGGTGAAATCCCTATCCCAGATGAAGATTTAGTTCGTTTTGCTTATGATGGTGATATTGGTGAAGTTTATGGTATGTCATTTTGTGGTAAATTAGTTCAAACATTACATTTATTATTAAATACTGAATTAAATCTTGCAGAAATTGTAGATAAATTTGCTATCCCAATTTTACAATGGTTAATTGAAATTGGAGACGATGAAGAACTACAAGAAGACGAATTAGAGGGTATTGTACAATCCTTACAAGAACAATTAGAGTATTCAAATGATGTTGTTACAACAGACCGTATCACAACTGATACAATTGGATTTGATGAAAATCAATATGATATGGTAACAACACTACAAGCACTTAAAGAATCATTTGGTTTATTAACATTTCCAATGGCGTTAATAGGTGGTAAAGCTGATAATTTATCAGCAATTAAAGTACAAGCTGCTCAATACACAAATGATTTACAAGATTTACAAATGGATGTTAGTGATGAATTAGTTGAGCAATTATACGAACCATTTATTCGTGATACACTTGGTAAACAACCTGGAGTCGATTATGCAAATATGTATTTAGTATTTCCAGTATTAACTACCGAATCAAATGCAGATACAGCTAATTGGTTATTCCCATCATTAAGAATGGGATTAATTAATCGAGATGAAGCACGTGCTCAATTGAAATTTAGAGGTAAAGCATTACCATTAGAAGAAATTGAATTTATGGACCCAACTGCAACTTATTTACAAGAGCAAATAATTGCACAAGGTGGAGAAGGTAATGATGCACCATCAACAGACCCTAAAGATAAATCAGGGAAAGGAGACCCAGATGAGGAATGATGATAAAATGAAACCTGGAATAATTAGTTATGCAAAAGCATATCAGATATGTGAAGAAGGATTAAGAATCAAAAAACGAGCAACATCTGCTGAATTACTTGATTGGTTAATTAATAATTATAATATACATTCACTTAACATAACCGCAAAAGGAATTACAAATCATTTAAAATTACAAGGTTATCGTAAGTACAAAAAATATCAGACTAAACCTTATATTTTTATTTATGAAAAAGAGAATAATTAAGAAAATTAATTATTCTTTAAATATTTTAGAAATTAAATTTTTTTGTAACTCACATCAGTGAGCTATAATTGGAGAAAGTGATTTAAATGAAAGAAACTTTTTCATTAAATTCTAATTTCTCTTTGACAGAAAACGAAGATGGTGTCAAAGAAATTGAAGGATTTGCTATTCATGGTGATGATGGCTTTATAGTCAATGGATTATTTGAAGTACCAGCATCAGAAATGAAAAATTGTGCAAAAACTTTAAAAGGCGCTAAATTAATGAAAGACCATGACCATGACCATGTTGATTCTATTATTGGTCGTGTTAACGAAACTCAAGAAGAGTTTGATAATAGCGCAAATATGCAAGGAGTTAAATATAAAGCTTCTTTAGTATATGATGATACCAATCTTGGTGATAAAATTGATGCAGGATTAATTGATGCTACATCTATTGGTTTTGAATTTGAACCAGAATGTAGTATTTGCGGAAATCCATATTTTTCAGACGAATGCAACCATTTTGTTTTTTGGGATGATATGCATTTAATATGCAGAGATATGTCATGCCACGAATTATCGTTAGTATCATTTGGTGCTGACCCTAATGCAACTGTTATGGGTGCACAATGTTCAACAATGTGTGGATTAGATGCCAATAATCTTGATGGAATAAAAGAGAAACTTAGTAAACAAAAGGAAGAATTCATTATGTCAAAACAAGATAATAACGTTCAAAAACTTCAAGATGAAAACTTGGAATTATCTCAACAAGTTAAAGACTTAGAAGCTAAACTTTCTCAAAAAGAAGAAGAGCTTAAAACTAAAATTGAAGATTTAACTTTAAAACATCAAGAAGAAATTTTGAACTTAACTCAAGAGAAAGATGCTTTAAAAGTACAGTATGACGAACTTAGTGAAGAAGTCGCTGAATTTAGAGCTGAAGCTGAAGCACAAGCAGAAAAAGAATTAGCTGACAAAAAATCAGAATTAATTGAATTAGCTAAAGAATTACACATTGAACACACCATTGAAGATATTGATGAAATGGATGCTAGTTTTATTGAAAGACAAATTGAACAATTAAAATCTATTAAAGAACAATATCAACCAAAAGAAAAACCTGGTGAGTTCAAACTTGAACAAAAACAACCACATGCTAATGACAAATCTGATAGAAAACAATTTGCTTCTATTGGAAATTTTTTTCACGGTAAATCAAAAGGTGATTAGATGAGTGATATTACAGGTGATGCATTTACTATACATGCAGCAGAAGAAATTGTTGCTGCAATTGAACATGTAGGTAAAACCGCTTCTCAAGAACAAATTGGTAAATCATTAGAAATAACTAGTGATGGAGCTGTAATGGGTTCAGCTAGTACCACCCCTGATAACTTTATCGGTATTGTAAAAGCTGTATCAGGTGAAGGTCGAGCTTCTTTTGCTCAATCAAGAATGGTTAACGACCCTGTTACTGGCGCAGACCCTACTTTAGCACCATACTATGACGGTAATGTAGACGTACCAGCAGGAAGAGCAATGACTGTTGATAGGAATTGTATTACTTATGTTTTAATGGATGATAAAGATATTGAAGTTGGTGATTTAATTAAACCAGCAGCTGATGGTAAATTCACTAAAGCAAGTAG